AGAGAAGGTTAAAAACCTTGAAGAAATAGTGTATCAATTGATTGAACAGGTAGTAACTGACGGAAAATAAAAATGAAACCTTCGCATTACATAATGAGGATTCAACCTATTGAATATATTATTGCAAATAGGCTTGACTTTTGTTCCGCTAACATAGTAAAATACGCTAGTAGATGGGATAAGAAAGGTGAACCTTTGTCAGACTTAGCAAAGATCATTGAGTATGCTAACATATTAATTGAAGAACAAAAGAAAAACACTAGGAGTCCAACTGTTTATGGCAAAACGGATCAAGAGTAAAGCGTATACAGAATGGGTGGCTACCCTACCTTGTAGTGGTTGTGAAGCAAGAGATGGTACGGTAGTCGCTCATCATTTAAAAGGTAGAATGTCCCCTTTGTCAGGAGGCATGGGATACAAGGCTAGTGACTGGTTGACAATGCCAATGTGTTTTACCTGCCATAATAAGATGCACTCAGGTGATGCAGAGTTTATGGATTGGCAGGGATATTTTATTCTCAGAACACTTGACACAGCATTTAATCAAGGTATAATAGAAATATGAAAACAATTGAGCAGGTAGTGGAAGACTACCTAGAAAAGATAGAAGAAACTGCTCCTAAATATGCAAAGGCTAAAGCCGAAACATATCAATTAACGGAGTTTAAAAAGACTCAAAGGTCTTTGTTGTATGCTACAGCGGTAGGCAAGACGGTAGCCGACAAAGAGAATTGGGTTTCAACACAACCGCAGGTTGCAAAAACAATTGAAGGTGTAGCGGTTGCGATTGAAAACGAAGAGCGTCTAAGATGGGAACTCAAGTCACTGGAACTTCGCATTGAAGTCTGGAGAACTGAGCAAGCCAATCGAAGATTTAACAATAACTTAATATAGGAAACTCTTATGAGTGATTATCAAGAAAAAGATGGAGATGTATCGCTGTTTGTAAACGATAAGGAAGGTAATGAGAACCGCCCAGATATTACAGGGTATGCTCTTATTAACGGAACCAAGATGCGTGTATCTTTGTGGGCTAAAGAGTCTGGTAAACTTCGTTTCTCTGGTAGGATGGAACCACCCATGAATGGGTCTGGTAAATCTAACGCCAGTAAATCTTCTTCAACAGAAGTTCCTTTCTAATGAAGATAGAGTACCATGATGGAGAAGTTGTTGAGATGTTATTCGATAGCAAACTTCATTCATACAAGGTGGGTAAAGAAGTGGTGCCTAATGCTACTAAAATATTAGACATCATTTCTAAACCTGCTCTTGTACCTTGGGCTTTAAAGGTGGGTGGTGATTGGTTGGAGAAGAACTTCTTCTTCGACCAAGAAGCATCATCTAAAAAGACTAGCGTGTATAAGTCTCGAATGGCCTTAGAGCCATTGTTAAAAGGAATGAAGGGCGCTTACAGGGGGGTATCAAAAGATGCCTTAAACATAGGTAGCCTTACGCATGAGTGGGTAGAAGCCGCAATTAATTGGAAGATAGCAGAGGGTGAAATACCTAATATGCCAAAGCAAGAAGAGGCTGTTAATGCTATTCATGCTTTTCAAGATTGGGTTGGTGAAAATGTGGTTGAATGGAAATCAGCCGAAGAAAAAATCTATCATAGAAAATATAAATATGCAGGAACTGTTGATGCAAGGGCTATTATTAATGGAGAATATTGTGTTATTGATTGGAAAACGAGTAAGAGGGTTTATCCAGAATATTATTTACAAGTTGCGGCGTATGCCAAAGCAGTCGAAGATATGCATGGTATACCAGTGGATGCTACCTATATACTTAGGTGTGACAAAGCGTCTGGTAAATTTGAGGCGGTTCGATCAACCGAAATCGAAGAAAACTTTCAAGCCTTTTTAGCCGCTAAAACTTTAAAGCAGAGGTTAAAGAATATAAAATGAGTATACCTGCAATGATTGTGTTTCATTTTGATTCTGCACTAGAGTTAACTCAAGACGGTATGGATCACGAACTGTTTGACATTGAGGAAATGGAATCTTTACTTGAGGGTTGCGCTCAACAGGCAGAGTACGCAGGGCATGAGTATATGTGGAGGGCTTTAAAGCGTATGCTAAGACAGCATGATGGTGAAAATGTTGTAGGGTTCACACCAGAATCAAGAGGCCCAGATGTCAAGCATTGAATGGGGTAGGGGTAGTGCGTTTAACTTAGGTAGGGTGGGTAAGTACAGGGTTGAAAGATCAAACACCGCACAAGGGTGGCACTTTCTAGCAAGCACTGATGAGCAAACCTATATGCACGTTGATAACGTGTTCGTTAAAACCAAAGAGGATTTAAATGATAGGATACAGGATTGGATAAATGAAAAATAAATGGCAAAGTTTTTATGAGAAAGGTCTTGTTACTGAAGACAGATTCATAGAAATGATTGGGGATTCTTTTATCAGACGAGCAACAAGATCAGAGGATAGAAGCGAACACTGGGATATACTTTGCAAAGAAGGGAAGATTGACGTAAAGGGTAAGAAAAAAAATAACAGAAGGGATGCAAATGTTGATTCTACAATACACTATTACGAGTTTAAAAATGTAGCGGGTAATATTGGGTGGGGTGTGCCAACAAAGGTTGACAGGATGATTGCATTTGAAACTGACGATGATTTTATTTTGGTAAATCCAGTTGACATTTACGATGATTTAAAGTTAAAATGCAGTGTAGATGAGGATGACTTCTTTAAACTTAAAACAAGGAATGGAAGAGATGATTTGTTTGCAAAAATACCAACACAATATCTTCGAGATTATTCCTGCGGAACAGTCAACACTGATGGAATCAGGCTACACGATTGAAGAGATTAACTATCAAGACACTAAACCTTTAATACTTGATGTTCACTATGCACACAGGATGCCATCAATACAAAAGTCTTTTGGTATGTTTAAAGATGGAGAGTTAGTTGGGGTATGTACTTACGGTATACCGCCATCACATACATTGCTCAAGGGTGTATGCGGCGAAGAGTTTAAGAAGGATGTTATAGAATTAAATAGATTAGTCCTAAAGTACAATAGAAAAAACGAGGCATCCCAGTTAGTAGGACAAACCCTTAAGAAGTTAGGCAATAAAATTGTAGTAAGTTATGCAGACGGAGCGCAGGATCACTTAGGTATAGTCTATCAAGCAACTAACTTTACCTATACTGGTCAAACAAAACCTATAAAAGAAATATATTTAAAGTCAAGACCGCACTTGCATCACACTACATTCAGAGGTAAGACTTACAAACAAATGGAGGAAGAGCATGGTGACGATGTTGGCTATAGACTTAGATCAATCAAGCATCGCTATGTACATTTTGTTGGCGACAAAAGATTTAAAAAGTTAGCAAGAAAAGCATTAAGATATAAAGTTTCACCATACCCTAAGAATGTTAAACCCATCTAAAGAGCAAGAAGAAAAATGGGCAGAGGATAGAAGATATTACTTTGCCAGATGGTGTTGGGTTCACCAACACGAAACAGTGCAGTGTAGTGACAACAAATGGAGAACTTGGGAACAAGTGTTTTTGCGTAACGAGGGCATGAACCTAGACACTTACGCTAAGATGAAACAGGCCGAACAGAAACAACGGCTCCACGAGGAAAAGAATGAAACCCATAGTAAACAGGAGGGGGATCAGATGACTCTCCTGTAAAGTCATCAAGGTCTTTGGTGGTTGCCAGAACAATAACATCCTTATCCTCTCTGACTAACCAACCAACATTAAAAAAGGTGGGGCAAGTTGGTTCTTGCTCCCACCCAGATGTTGCTATTATGTCACGCCACTCTACTATTACTAATTCTTTCTGTTCAATTTCGTCGGGCTTGGTAGTATCCACCCTAGAATCATCGGCACTACGAAGACTAACATTAAAGTCCATCCACCTATCCCCACTATTTTTTCTAGTAATGTAAAGAAGTTATCAGGCGCCTTGATAATAGTCTGAGGCTCTCGTCCTGTTGTCAAAACCTCCGTCGCTACATCGGTCACAAAGGCACCCGTCATGGCTCCCAGTATCGGCGCACCTACACCCCCACTGATCGCAGTCCCAACACCCGCACCTATTGCTGATCCTGTCGCTACTACTGTCGATTCCTTTAGACTCTGACAACCTACTGCACTGGCACTGATGGCGCAGGCGAACCCCAGATTGCGGACATAATAGCCAATGCTCCGACGATTACGATTACTATTTTGATCCGACTGTCTAATGCATTCCAAGTTTTTGTTATATTTTCCCACATACACACCTCCTATGTTCTAGTTTATCCCTAACCTTACTGCATACTTTAGTGGCTGTGTTTACTGCCATAAATGGTGCAATGCTGTGAGCGAAAGCACCAACGCTCCCAACCAACATAAGGCCAGATATAGACATTGCCTTTCGTAAGTGTTGCAGATACGTTTCATTGTTTTCCTTTAAGTGTTTCATTTTTTCTTAGCCGTTTTCTTTGCTTGCCTAAAGGCTTTGTCAGTAGGCGCACCTTTAGCACCTTTCTTTCTCATTGGTTCACCACGTTTTCTTTTAGCATGAATGTTAGCGTATAAGCCTTTACTTTTTTTTGGCATTAGTCATCTTCTTTCCAGATTTTTTAGCGGCGGCTTTTGCTTTAGCCATTCCTTTTTTAGTATAAGCGTAATGTTTATTTCCTACTTTTGGCATAAGATTCTCCTTACCATTTAACTTTGTTGGCCCAGTATGCCGCAGACATCTTGCCTTTGGCAATGTTCTTAGCGTGTCTAGCCTTGAACGATTTTTGTCTAGCAGATGGTTGCCTGTCACCAGTAACACCCTGCTGTCCAAATCTTATAGTCTTTACCTTGCCTCCTTCTTTAGCCACCACAACGTGTGACTTAGTAGCGTGACTAGGTGTACGTTTAGGTTTATTAAATCCAGATACTCCTGCTCTTGCAAGTCTTGGGTCTTTCTTTGTCGCCATTATCTATCCTCTGGGCCTAGCACTCGTTGTAACATTTTTTCTAATGTTTCTAATCTATAGGACAAAACATCTAAGTTATCTATAATCATAGCCATGTCATCTCTGTCACGTTTAAGCATTGCAACATCGCTTGATATACTACTAGCCCACCACACTGCGGTAGTTGTTTGGACTATTAAAAATATAACAGCACTAATTAAGTATGGCGGTATATTCATTATATCTCCACTGGAAATTTAGGGTTAGGGTTTAAAGAAAACGATGTACCATTGGAGGAACCACCAAAAACAATGCAAGCCTGTTCTTTTTCTTTTGTTCTTTTAGTTGCAACAAGTGTACTTGTAGTAGATGTAGAGTTTACAAATAAAATTAAACTCATGTTAGGTGAGAGGTGAGAAATTACCATAGGTATCTCTTGATAATCTTTTGCTAAAATATCCATCATTCTAGTAAAAGAATCAACACACATAAAGTCCATTGGAACAGCAAACTCATACATATCCTCTGGCATAGTTTCTTGAGCCTTAACAAATACAGGTGTCATAAGAATAGCAACCAATACACAGTATGCAATGATAGAAATAATAAAAGCATTTACCGTTTTCATTAATAACCCTCAAGAGTATTTTCTAATACCAAACGAAGATGCTCCATTAGTTCTGGATTTCTTGCGGCTTTTGAACTGGTAATTTTTCTTTCAAGGTCTTTCATTGTGCTTATCATATCAAATACTTCACTCCTTTCTGCTGAACCTTTTTCTCTTTTGTAGACACGCGCACCAATCATAGCCCTAATCCATCTCGCGCTTTCTGGCATCTCTTGACCATCTCTGGGAACACCTGCCCAAGATTTCCTATCATCTTCTTCACGACTTGAAGTGTCTCCAAATACATTAAAAGGATTTAATCTATCAACCTCACTCAGCAAAACAATTGATGAAAGAATATGCTTTTCTTTTGGTGTAACTCTAATACCTAAAAATTCTTCAGAACCTTTTGTTGTGTCTGCTCTAAACGGAAACGCACCTTCCCCGCTTTCTCCTTTGCTTAGTGGTAGCGCAACACCTCTTTGAGAGTAATCAATAACATCATCTCTAAAATAGTTTTGATTCATAAAGAGTTCAAAAGGAACTTTCAACACTGGAGATAACATATCACTAATCATCCCCTTGTATTCCCCTGTTTGAAATACCCTTTCTAATTCTGCTGTTGGCAAGTATGACATAGCAGTAACAAAAGTATAATAGTTTTCACTATCCTTATTGTTTAAGAATATAGGAAATTGATTTTTAGCCCAATCCTCTACATCATTCTCATCAATTTTTTGAACACCGCTTTGCATATTACCAAGTAAAAGATTTAATTTTTGAGCGCGATCTGGATGTTTTAGCACAGCCTCAAATTGAGCGGGAATATTTTTACGCGACCAAGTATAAAATGGCATAAGTCTTTTAGCATACGATTTTTCAAATTCAGAAAGATCACTGTAATCAAATAATGTTTTGCGTACCATTTTTCCTGCTTCATCTAATGACTTGCCTTTTTTTATTTGATCTATAAACAAGGCTAATCTAGCATTATTCTCCACCGCTTTACCTGCGGCAAATGCTTTGTTAATACCTTTCCATTCTGTAGTCAAAGGAATATTAGATGAAGTAACAGCGGCTTGCCCTAAGTCTTGACCATACAAGCCAGACTCGTAAACGCCACGTTTAATTGCTTCATTAAATATTTCTTCTCTAGTCATGTCGGTTCCGCTGACTTTAAAGTTTTTATCTGGGTTAGTTCCAGTAAGCCTATCAAGTCTTTCGACAACAGAGCCTTTTTCGGTTTGCATTGCTTTTTGAACAGCCGCCGCTTCACCATACACGATTGGATTTTTAACACCACCAATAAAATAATTATTCCAGAAGTTTCCTATAGCATTTCTTGAGTGCCACGCAGGTCTTGATGCTAGTGAATATTTTTTCCACCAGTTCTGAACTTCATCATACATTTTAATTACTTCGTTTGCTTTTGCGGGAGACTTTAAAAGTTGGTATTGTTGATTTAAAACTCTACCTATTTGCGGTGGGTAAGCGTGGTTCTTTAAAGTAACCCAATCATCTGGTATTGGATCGCCATTTGTATCTAACCTTTTACCGCCTTTGTTACTTCCTATAGCAGTACCAAATTCTGATGACGCTCTAGTCATTGCTCTATCAGCCGCCATCATTTGATTGTGCCATCTTAATCTCATGGTTCTAAGTATGGCGGGGTCATCCATAAAAAATGTAGTCCCTTTTTGGGCGTTAATTTCTTCTATAGTTCCCGCAATACCTCTTTGCTTTTGCGCTCCCATTGAGCCAGACAATAATCGTTTTACTTTAGCGGTAAAAGTATCATTGCGAATATGGGGAACGTAACCCTCAATGCCAAGTTCTTCCGATCTTCGCATGATGTCTTTTGTTGGGGTGTCTGCTAATGTTTCTGCGTCAAGGATTTGTTCGTAAAATTTTCTTTCATCACCCGCAAACTTAACAGCCTCTTGGCTAATCTCCTTTACTTTTGTAAAGTCATTTGCTTCTGCCGCCTGAAGTATTCCTGCTTTTAATTCTGAAACTGCAATTCCCGCATTGTCTGCTATTTGTTGCATCTCTTCATTGTATCCAATCATATCTCTTTGAGATAAAATTTCTTGACCCCTGCTTTCAAGACGCACACTGTCAATAATTTCTTTTGCTTTTGCGGCATCGCCAGTATATATATTTAACGACTCAAGAACATTTCTAACAGGAGCAGATTCTAATGCGGCTTGTACTGGTTTGGTTTTACTTATGGCTTGTAAAAGAGCCGCACTCACTCTAAATGGAATAGATACTACAGCGCCCGGAGTGTAAGTCAAAGGGTCTTCCAAAACGCTTGCCGCAAAACCGCCACCGACTTCACCCACTTTACCAATAGCGGTATCCTCAAACCTTTCTGGGATGGGAACTTTAGGAAACTGTGGATTGTCCCAACCCTCTTTAGCGGCATCAACAATTCTTTCGTTAAAAGACCTTTCATCAGTTACAGAAGGTTCTCTAAAAGCCTCTACCCTAGCGCCAGAAACAGCACCTCTGCCTTTGTCAAGCGGCTCTATTAATTCCATTAATTTTGACCCAACAACTGAAGACCCTTGCATAGCCATACCTGCACCTTTTTTAAAGATGTCGCTATACATTCCCCCAGATTCTTCATCCGCTAGTTCTACAACTTTTTTTATAGTTCCTACTGGATTAAAAATACCACTGTAATCAGCCATTAATATTTTCCATCTTTAACTAATTCTGCATACCCTTTTCTTCCGTATACAATGTAATACAAAAGCCTTTCTGGAAGTTGTAATTCTTTAGATGCTCTAGATATTACTTCTTGAATTTGCATTTTTTGTTCTTCTTGAGTAAGGTTTTGAATTCCTAATTTAAATTGATTAAACTGTGATCTAAACTGATCCTCATCTATTGCGTCTGGGTCTGAAAGTTTAAGATTATAAAATGTTTTTTCAATTGCCATAGCCTCGTTTTGTGGGCCAGTAAATTGGTACATTATAGGATCACTGCTTCTTTTCTCCATTTCCATTGCGATAACGGTATCAACATTATAAATTCTATTTCCCGAAGCAGACAGCATACCTTGCGCTTCTTGAAAACTTTTAAGAGCCGATGATCTTTTATCTTCTGGCTTTAACGCTTTTAGTCTTGATACAAAAGATGCCATAATATCTTTATTTTTTAAGAATCCTTGAGCCTGATTTATCAAGTCTCGATTAACTTGCTCCCAAGATTCTCCTGCATTTAATCGGTCAACCGCTTTTTCGGTAAGTTGATTTATAGTAATGTTCTGACCAGACTCCATTGCCTTATCAACCATAGCGCGTTGATCTGATTTTTGCTGTCTTAGTTCACCTCTAACAGATTTATCCAGATTATACATCTCTTCAAATTCATCATAAACTTTATCAACCGCCGCTTGTTTTTCAACAGGGTTAAGGGATTCATTATTGTATATATCATAAACCGCTTCTTCTATTCTGTTTCCAATAACCTCTGGATTAGCATTAGAAACTAAAGAACGATGAGTTTGTATTGTGTCATCAACCGCTCCTGCCACACTTAAATCGCTTTTTTCTTTTTCTAGTTTTGACTGTTGTTCTCTAGTAAGAC